TGGCAATTTCTCCACCAGCAGACAAACTAATACCTGTTCCTGCGGATAAAGCAGCTACTACGTTAGTTGTATCAGTCACGTCTGCACTAGTTTCTATGCCGTCTAGCTTAGTGCCATCTGTGGCTACATCTCGTCCGTCTACTGTGCCTGTAACTACAATGTTACCTGTGGAGGTTACAGTAGAACCTGTGATAGCAGCAGGAGTAGTACCTCCAATAATAGCACCATCAATAGTTCCTGCGTTAATGTCTATGGTGCTGGGGTTAGTACCAAGTTCAACAATGCTACCACCGTTGTCCTCAGTAAATAATCGTTTATCAGCTACGTTGACCGCCAGTTCACCTTGCACAAGATCACTAGCTGTAGGCACAGCAGAGGCGGTTGAGCTGTTTTTAGTTACAATTTTTGTAGCCATTGTTTATATCCTGATAGGTTGTTGCTTTATTTGCTTTAGTAGTGGCTATTATTGAATATTTTGTAACAGCCTAAATAGCTCCTACGAAAACAAAAGAAAAAAATAAAAAGAAAGGGGGACTCCGAAGAATCCCCCAGTTTAGCTTATGCTACAGCTAAGGTAAAGCCTGCTTCTGGACGCATGCACTGAACGCCATACAGAGTGTCAGCAGTGTAAAGAGTACCAAGGAACTCCTGCTTGTACTGAGTCTGTGAACGTACAGCTTGCTGCTCTGCAAGAACATTAGTGTCCTTGTGGATCAACTGAGCGCCACGGATGGAAGCACCACCAGTAGTGTCAATGACAGGTACGTTAGTAGAAACATATACATCAACACCATACAGGTTACCAATCTTGCCAGTCTCTACGCCTTTGCCATTAACAAAGTCAGTAGAAGTGTAGCGATCAATACCCATGATAGCGTTACGCAGTGAAGGTGGCACAAGGAAGCTACGTCCGTCCATAGGAACGTCTGCATCATCTTGCTTCTGAATCAGTGCGCGGAACGCAGCGTCAGAGAATGCACCAATGTCAGCAGCACCGTCAGCGTCAAATGCTTCAAGAGCGCCAGAGGTAGTGTTGATCTGGAAAGAACCAGAGTTTACATAGCTAGAACCATCTCCGTTACCGAAAGACTTAGCCAGTTCAAACAGATCGTTGTCAACCTGCTTGGCTAGACCGTAGCCAGCGTCACCAGTGTAGAACTGACGCAGTGAAGCGAGAGCCTGTACTTCGGTGATGTCTTCGATAAGACGAGAAAACTCAAAGTGCTTGTTAATGTTAATCAGAACTTCAGATTCTACGTTGTTCTGAATAGTTACGGCAGTGTTAGCTGCTTTAGCAGTAGCTGCGCCACGAGAAGGCTTAGGAACGTGAATGGTGTCACCTTTCTTACCAGTCATGCTCATTTTCTTAACGAGGTTAGCCATTACAAGATTGCTCTTGTATGCAGCAATTACTTCGTCACTCCAGATTTCTGGGATAAAAGTAGCTGCGCTAGTGTTGTCTACTGCTCCGCCCATATTGGGATATACTGATGTAGCCATGATAATACTTCCTATAAGAGATTAGTTATCTAACCCTCTTTTCAGCATAAGCCCTCTCAATTTCTGGAGATAAAGCTAAATACCTATCAGGGTCAGTTTGCATTAGTTTAATAATGTCTGAGCGTCTATAGATTTTGCGAGTTGCTGTCTCACCACTTCCTTTTGCACCGCCTGTTGAGGCAGTCTTAACAGCTTCTTTCCTGCTTGCTTTCTCGTTAGCTACAGTCTGAGCTACTGCGCCTTGACGTTCCTTCCAATTAGTGAAAAGCTCGTCAGCAGCTTCATAGTCATACTGCGTATCCGCTTGTGCAAAGAGCTGAGTACGAATCTTTGATCCTTTAATCCAATCAACAAACTTACTATCTTGCAGGATTTCTTGCATGTCGGGATGACGTTGTTGCAAGTGAGTCTGCGCTGTCTGTTGTTTGTACTGCTGGGTCTGAGCTTCAGCAGCTTTGATTGAAGGATGATTCTTAATTGCTCTTTCGACAGCCTTGTCGGGATCAGAGAAAAAATCTATTTCTTCTTCAGGTTCTTGGGTTGCTGGTGTTGTGTCGAGTTGTGTCTGAATGTAGCTATCAACAACTTGCCGTAGTTCCCCCACTTCGCTGCTCTGTCGGCCTAGTAACTTCTCAGCCTCTTGGTGCATCCGTACAATCTCAGCCGTTGACTTTCCTTTGTACTTGTCAGGGATGTCGTCTTGCTCTGGTTCTTGAGGAGTTGCCTCTACTTGAGGTTCCTCAGTCACTTGACTTACTACTTCTTCTTGTTCGTTGATTTCTACTTCGTCTTCTTGACGCTCGTCTATAAGTGTTGCCATTATTAAACTCCGTGAGTATTCTCATTATGGAGGTGTATTATGCAGGGCTTCGGTTAGGAGTTGGCCTTGCGCTCTTGTTGCAGCTTTTGTGCCCTGTTCCTTTCCCATTGTCTGGTAGCACCCATAAAATCGCCAGAGATAGGGTCTAACTTGGAACGCACTGCGCTTACAATTCTGTTAGCTATCTTGTCACAGTCTAAACAGGGTATATGTGTACATTCGGAATTAACAAGTCTTTCGTTAATGTGTCCGTCCTCACACTTAAACTCAACCATGATACGCATTATGCTGCTTCTTCCGCGTCTTCTAGTTGTTGCTGTTCTGCTGTGTCAATCTGAGCTTCTAAGTTTAGTATGTTTGCTATGACTGAGAGTTGGCCTTTACGGAAGTGCAGGTCTTCTAAGTCTTTAGTTACTTCTACTGAGTTAATCATTACCGCATTAGAGGATAAGTCATCTAGCAACTGTTTCCATCCTTCTGAACGGAATAAATCTTTCATGTTGCGGTAATATAGTTCTAGTTTAGGGTCAATCACACTGTTTCTCCTATAAGGACAGTTGAATTAGTTATAGTTACACAGTTAGTATAACATAAAAGTATAAGAAAGTCAAGCTTTATTTGTATTTTTACTTGACTTCTTAGTAGTTTTGTTGTATATGGCATCCCAGTTAGCTGCAAACTTCTTTGAGTCTGTCTTGCGCTGGGAGCTTCCTTTGCCACCGTGGGTCTGACCCTTCATCGTTTCTTACCCTTGTGGAGACCGTGTTTGGCGTGTTGCTTACCCTTGGCGGTGGCTTCTCTTTTCTTCTTGTTAGCAGCCGCTAGTTTCTTCTTCCCTGCTGCTGTGGACTTTAGCTTGCTAATTGTCTTAGAAGGCGCGTAGACCTCTCCAGTCTTACCGCTAGGCTTACCAGAGGGTGTGCGCCACTTTTGCTTAGTCCACTTCTTTAGGCTCTTCTGTGATTCTTTTAGCGCCATGACTTTCTCGCTTTTTGTTTAGCCTTATCTGACAAAGCACCATAGTGGAATAGCTTTTCACTGGTTTTGCCGTGAGACCTACCTGAGTGCAAAGAACCGTCAGGCATTTTGTGCGTACCTCCTTTGTGGACAGTACCGTCTTTCTTGTAGTGGTTTACACCTTTCATTTGTAACCTCCACCTTTTGCCTTGTACTCCTTGGCTAACATCTGAGCTTTCCTAGCAGACCACTGTCCTGCATTGCCACCTTTAGTTCCTGCTTTGATCTTGTTAAACAAGTTCTTCCGCATAGTAGGCTTAGTGTAGTTACCTGCTTTGTTTACTGTAGACATTTTTGCTTACCTCTTAACTGGCTTCTTTTTCTTTTTCTTAGGTTTACTGCTGTATGTACCTGTACCGTATGGCATACTATTCTCCTGTAATTACCACTTAGATTTATCAGCCCAATAAGCTGCTGACATTTTACCTTTGGCAATGTTCTTGCCGTGTCGTGCTTTAAAACTAGCACGTTTCTTCTTCATTGCTTCGGACTCTCCCGCTTTAGGTTTTCCTGCGGTCTTTGCCCCCTGTTCTCCATACCTAATCGTCTTGATTTTGTCACCTTCTTTTGCCACAACAACATGGCTTTTCTTTGGGTGATTAGGGGTACGCTTCGGCTTATTGTATCCACTGACACCAGCCCTAGCTAGTCTTGGGTCTTTTTTTACTGACATTCTTTTCTGCTCCTGTATTCTCAGCTATTTGTTTCTCAAGCTGTACAATCTTCTTAAATAGTTCCTCAAACTTTACATTTACTTGAGCTACTACGTTCTCTAAATCTCTAGTGCTTACCATTACTGTAGTCCTTGTGGTTGTGGAGGAGTTGCCTGACTAGCAACATTGCCCTCTTTTACTGCTACTTCTCTTTCTTTCAGTAACTGCTCTGAAATCTTTAGACGCTTCTCAAACTCTTTGTCATCTGCGTCACCAGCTTTAAGGTTAGTAGTGGCTGCCTTGATGCGATCAATCTGAAGCTCCTCTGGTATTGCCTCTGCTTCAACAACCAGCTTCTGCGCTCTGGCTTGTGACTCTTGCGCCTGTCCATTAAGTGCAGCAGTCTGTGATGCTTGGAACTGCAACTGAGCTTGCTGTGCTGCCTGTGCTGCCTGCTGTGCTTGTGGATCAGGCTGGTTAGCTTGCTCAAGCGTAGCAATCAACTCTTCACGATTAGACAGGTTCATGTTGTCAATGATAGACGTTACCAGCTTAGGATACATAGGCTGATCTGGTGACATGGTTTGTAGCAACTGTACAAGCTGTGTAACTTCGTACTCACGGGCAATAATACCTAGTGAGCTAGAGGTGTGGAACTTGTAGTCAGCTACTGGGTATAGCTCAGGCTCAAACTGCATGTAACGGTAAGCAGCCTTCTGTACAAATGGAATCAGGAAGGAGTCTTGGAAGTTAATCAGGGTACGCTTGTGACGCTTGATGATAGCGCCTAGTGACATAGAGACACCTGCTGCTGTAGACTCACCATTAATAGAACCAGCAATGCCTGCTGAGTCAATAGCACCTGTGGCAGTCTGCACCATGGTCTGTAGAGACTGTGCCTGTGCAAATGTAATCTGACTTACGTTACCAAAGTTAAAGGGCTGTAGAATCTCAGCAGGGTTACCATTGGTTAAGATGGTCTTCCCCGGCTGTATGCTTGGTTTAGCGCCTCTAGGCATGCGAGAAGCATCCATAGCCATCATTGGGTGGATGGTTAGGGCAAGAGCGTCGATTCTAGCGCGTAGTTCTGTGTCTAACGCCTTTTGGCTGTTATACCCTTTCTCACATACTCCTCTGCCCCAGAAGCGGCTAGGAACGACATCCCAAGGGAATGCGACAACAGGACGATCCTGCATCATGTATGGGTTCTTCTCAGCCTTGAGTAGAATACCACCGTTAGCAATAACAACCATTGCCTCAACGTAGTAGGTTTCTTCTTCTTCGCTGTCAAACTCTACTACCTCTTCCTCTGCGTCGTCATCTGCCATAGCTTCTTTGAGCAAGTGCGTAGGAACAAGGCCGTAGTATTTAGTCAGTCTAATCTTGTCTTCTGAAAAGCTAGTGAGGTCTTGGTCAGGCTCTAGGTTAAAATCGCTAGTAGCTTCTGTGAGCTGTACGTCACGATACACACCCTTCTCTTGTAGCTGCTCAACCAAGTGACTAGACACATACTCGTCTACAGCACAACCCAGTGCAGAGTCAATGTCTGTTGCTACTGGGTCAATCAGGAAGTTCTGTGGCATGACAGGACGCAGCTTAACACAAGTGCGATCCTTGATGGTAACACCTACTGCCTGTAGCTCACCGCCCATAACAGGCTGTGTAGCAGGAGCCATTTCTTTTTCTTCTTCTATAACAACTTCTGCAATGCCTGTACCAAACACTGCTGCGTTGATTAGGCACTCAGCTACGTTCTTACGGACTCTGTTCTTTGCAAAGTCTTCTTCCAAGTAACCACGCAAGGCTGCAATGTCGGCAGGGTTCTGATCTCTGACATCATCTTTAATGTCAAACCACTTACCACGACCAAAGGTAGCTTCCTCTAGTTCTGCAACTGAGGACTCCACAGCCTGCTGTAGCGCAGGAGATATAATCTTAGATCGCTCTGACTGACGAGTCTGATCTTGTGCTGACCAGTGACCACGCCACAGGCGGTAGTATTCTTCAAATTTGTCGGAGTAGTTGGCTTCGTAATGATCTCGCCAGTTGTCACACT